AACACTAGCCAAGACGCAGGCGAAACACCATTACGTCCAGATGCAGAAGCAAGACTAAAATCATATATGTCTACAGAGATTGATGCAACTGACGATCAAGGTATTATTAACTTAGCTAAAAAGATTGTTGCAGACGACGAAGCATTTGCAGTACTGCAAAAAGAAGATCCGACTACAGCAGAAGCATTAAGGGCAATGGCACAATGAAAGTATTTGAATTAACAGAAGCAGACACTAAAACAGACTTTGTAAAGTTTGCGAAGAAACTAGTTCAAAAAGGACAGTCAATCAAAGCAGAACCGAGCGGAACTCCTAGCAGTAAGTTAGACGGTAAAGATGGCGATCTTATGAAGCCTGTAGCAGGTAATAGAATGCCGCTAGAAGCAGTAACAAGCGAAATTACGTCAGGTGCTGCTAAACTAAGCAAGGACATTGATGCAGAACTAGGAAAACGTGGAGCGGATCCTTTACAAATGCATCAATCAATCTTTGGATTAATACAAGAAGCAGCAAGAGAGTATGCTAGAGCATTTAACAAAGCAAACGGTATTACAAAAAAAGCTGCACTAATGAATATCAAAAAAGCACAACTAACTATTAGAGTTGCTGCTTATGGATATATTAATAAAAAGTATCTCGGTGGTAGTGCAGACAACTTTAGCGGTAATACTAAAGAACTAATTGCAAAAGCTCTACAATCACAAGCACCAAAAGGCGGTAATCAACCAATCGGTAAAGTAAGTAGTTCTCGAGCACCTGGTGCACAAGGTACTGTTCCGTCGGGCGGCGGCACCAATGCACTAGATACAATTGCATCGCAGGATTTTTAAATGGACTTCCATAGCCTAGTAAGAGAATTAGATGCTCTAACAGCACAAGGCGCTAAGGATATTGATCCAGAAGCTAGTGCAGCTATAGCAGCTATGGCTATTTCAAAGGCTGCAAAAGGACGCAACCTTTCAAAAACTGAAAGAGAATCACTTAAAGATTATGTTGCATTGTTTGAAGAACTTCTCCGAAATCCATCTTTTAGAAGTCGACTAAAAGATATGCAAAGGCTATTAGCAAAGAAAAAGGATAAATGAGGTTAATAAATTTAGAGCCAACGTTTACCGATTTCCCTTATTTGACCACGCCAATTGACCGTTCTCTAGTCGAAACTCTTCCATTCAAAGATTTTGACAAAGACGGATACGAAATTCCTACTCCACTTGAACACTTACACTATGAAGCAAACGGTGTAGAACTTAATAGAGAAATTCAATTCCATATTGCACCAGTACAAGAATGGTATCACGACATAGAACAAAGTGAACAAGGACTTGTATTGGATCACTGTATGCTGCTAACTCGTTATGCATTTGCAGGAGAAGCAAGACAGCAGCTAACTGAAGTATCACAACACAGACCTATCCTACAAAAATTGTTAAATATCAAACCCAAGTGGGGAATAGACTTTAGTCTCGATTATGTAACACACGACATAGTAATGGAAGTGATACATATCGAACAAGACTTTGATACACTAGAAGATGCGTATAGAGCAAAAGAGCGCCTTGAAAACATTATCGACACAACAGATTGGTACGAAGGTGCAATTGAACTTTGGAAACGCAAATCAGAATGGGAAAACTTATCAAGCGACGACCATTCTGATTATAAAGCACAATTCTTTGGTTGGAAACGTGCTTTTGACAATAAAAAAGTATTTTCTACTTGACTTTCAACTAACTTTATCATATAATAGTATAGAATAACACAGGAGGACCCTATGGGTGATCGAGTATACGGCGCTGACGAAAAGGCGAAACTAGAAAATTTGGTACGCGAAGGCGTAACAGTTCTACAAGAAGTAGAGGACTTGCAAAATGGGCTTAAAGAAACTGTAAAGCATATTGCAGAAGAAATGGATATTAAGCCTAGTCTAATTAACAAAGCAATTAAAGTTGCTAAGAATCGTGATTGGGATCGTCACTACGACGAGTTTGACGACTTAGAAACTATTATTACAACACTAGGTTATGACAAATGAGCCTTTGGCAAAAGACTAAAGACTTTTGGGTACGCAGTTACACTAGCGATCGTCGAGCGTTTTATTACGAAACAATCGCTAGTGCATGTGTATTCATCAGTATGACATGGATCGCTGTTGCACAGCCTGATCCTGATTTTCGATACATTTATCCAGTTAGCTTCTTAGGAGCAGTGTTTAGTATTTTAGCGTTTATTCGTAGAGGTGCAGGTTGGCCACTAGTAATGACAACATACTTTGCATTTCTACACGTAACAGGCTGGATACTAGCAATGGAATTTTTCTAATGAATAACATAATTGAATTTTGGAAGGACAGTTATCGTACAGATCGAATTGCATTTTTTTACGAACTATTAAGTTTTGTATTTACAGTAGCCGCTAGTGCATCACTAGCACTTACTGCCGATGCACCTGACATGCGAATTGTTTATCCGGGATTCTTTATTGGTAGTGTGTTTGGAGTTTTAGGTTATTATAGACGTAAATTAGCTTGGCCAATGATGTTAACAGGATGGTTTATCTTTGTTAACGTACTCGGATTTGGTGTAGCTATGCAATGGTGGTAAAATGTTAGAAACTGTTAAGTGGTTTGCAACAACTCTACTAATTATAGGTTTTGGCCTTTTTAGTGCAGGTGTTGACTTTGGTTGGTACATACAGATTGCCGGAGGCATAGTATGGCTAGGTGCCGCAGTCTATATGCGCGATAAACCACTTATTGCTACTAATGGTGTAATGACCACAGTTGGCATTATAGGTAGAATATTTGGATAAGTATTGTTACGCTAAAGACAATTGTCAAGCAAGTATGAAGGTTAAGTTGGCCATAAGCAACGTAGGAGAAAAATTTAAATGCCATATGTAGATGCGATGTTTGATCGCGATCAAGATATTATTCGAGTAGTCGAACGCCGAGATGGAAAGCGTAATTTCCATGAATATCCTGCAAAATATACATTTTATTATGAGGATCCTAAAGGCAAGTACAAGAGTGTGTACGGTGATCCTTTAAGTCGTATTGTTTGTAAAAACACCAAAGACTTTCGAAAAGAAGTTGCTATTAATAAAGGCAAGAATTTATTTGAAAGCGACATTAATCCAATCTTTCAATGTTTGAGTGAGAACTATCTCAATCAAGACGCACCTAAACTAAACATTGCGTTTTTCGATATCGAGACAGACTTTGACCCGGAGCGTGGCTTTGCTGATCCAGCAGATCCGTTTATGGGCATTACGTCTGTGTCTGTATATTTGCAATGGTTAGAAACAATGGTGTGCCTTGCTGTTCCGCCTAAAACACTTACTATGGAGCAAGCAGAAAAAGAAGTAGAAGGCTTAGAAGGTGTTGTGCTGTTTGAAAAAGAAGCAGACATGTTAAACACGTTCTTAGACTTGATACAAGATGCAGACATTTTAAGTGGTTGGAACAGTGAAGGTTATGATATTCCGTATACTGTTAACCGTGTTAGCCGTGTACTAAGCAAAGATGACACAAGACGTTTCTGCTTGTGGGGTCAGTTGCCTAAGAAGCGTGAGTATGAAAAGTACGGGAAGCAAGCAGTAACGTTTGACCTAATAGGTCGTGTACATTTGGACAGTTTGGAACTGTATCGCAAGTACACATATGAAGAACGTCACTCATATCGATTAGATGCAATCGGTGAGATTGAAGTAGGTGAAAACAAGGTACCATATGAAGGTACACTGGATCAGTTGTACAACAATGACTTCCGCAAGTTTATTGAATATAACATCCAAGATACTGCATTGCTTGACAAATTAGACAAGAAACTACGCTTCATTGATTTAAGTAATTCAATTGCACATGAGAACACTGTGTTGCTACAGACTACAATGGGTGCTGTTGCTGTTACAGAGCAGGGTATTATTAACGAAGCACACAACCGTGGACTACAAGTGCCTAATCGTCCGAAGCGTGACGACACAGAAAGCACACAGGCAGCAGGTGCGTATGTTGCGTTTCCTAAGAAAGGATTGCACAAGTGGATTGCTTCGATGGACTTGAACTCACTGTATCCAAGTGTGATTCGTGCGCTGAACATGGCGCCGGAAACTATTGTAGGACAAATACGTCCAGAGATTTCAGATGCTCGTGTACACGAAGATATGACTCTTAAGAAAAAATCATTTGCTGGCAGTTGGGAAGGACGTTTTTCAACAGAAGAATACGAAGCAGTTATGGAGCAACGCAAAGATATTGCACTTACAGTGGATTGGGAAGATGGACGTTCGGACGTACTAAGTGGTGCAGAGATTTACAAGCTAATTTTTGACAGCCAAATGCCGTGGATGCTTAGTGCAAACGGTACAATCTTTACGACAGAGTTTGAAGGTGTTATTCCGGGCATCCTAAAGCGTTGGTATGCAGAACGTAAGGACATGCAGAAAAAGCTCAAGAAAGCAAAGGATGCTAAACTTGATGCAGAAATTGAATACTGGGATAAAAGACAACTTGTTAAAAAGATTAACTTGAACAGTTTGTATGGTGCGATTCTTAACCCAGGTTGTAGATTTTTTGATAAACGCATTGGGCAATCGACTACACTTACTGGTCGTCAAATTGTTAAACACATGAGTGCAGAAGTAAACAACTGTATCACAGGCGAATATGACCACGTAGGTAAAAGTGTTATCTATGGCGATACAGACTCTGTGTACTTTAGTGCATGGCCTATTCTTAAAAATGACGTATCTAGTGGTAAACTAGAATGGACTCCAGAAAAGGCTATTGCACTGTATGATCAAATTTGCGAACAAGCAAATACTACGTTTCCAAAGTTTATGGCAGAAGCATTCCACTGCCCTAAAACACGTTCAGATGTAATTGCAGCAGGTCGAGAGATTGTAGCACGTTCGGGCTTATATATTACTAAAAAGCGTTATGCGGCACTAGTAACAGACAACGAAGGCTTTAGAACTGACACGGACGGCCCAGGCAAAGTAAAAGCAATGGGTCTTGATTTAAGACGTTCGGATACTCCAGTGTTTATGCAAGACTTCCTCAAAGAACTACTGCTAATGGTACTTACTGACGTTCCTGAAAAAGACGTTCTAGCACGTATTACAGAGTTCCGCAAAGAGTTCCAAGAAATGCCGGGCTGGGAGAAAGGCTCGCCTAAACGTGCAAACAAGATCGGACATTATCAGCGTCTTGAACAAAAGCAAGGCAAAGCAAACATGCCAGGACACGTTCGAGCAAGCATTAACTGGAATACACTAAAGCGTATGAACGGCGACAAGTATTCGCAAGAGATTGTAGATGGTATGAAAGTTATTGTTTGTAAGCTCAAACAGAATCCGTTAGGCTACACAAGTGTTGCGTATCCAACAGATGAGCTACGCTTGCCTGATTGGTTCAAAGAACTGCCGTTCGATGATGCAGCAATGGCAGAAACAATTATTGATAACAAGTTAGACAACTTGATTGGAGTGTTGAATTACCCGCTAGAAGATACTAAACAACACACTACATTCAACAGTTTGTTTGACTTTGGAGACTAATATGGAAATAGAAGTAAAGGTAAAACTTGATACTGAAAAACAAAGAGACCTTGAAATGATTGAAGATGTAATTTATCAACTTCAAGACTTACAAGATTTGTTAGAAAATCAACAACAAAACCTAAATAAACGTAATAACAATAAAAAGGGATGAGTATGAACAAGTATATTGGATGGGACATTGGTGGCAAGATTGTTAAACAAGACGATCGCTATGTTGTACAGGATAACACAGAACTAAACAATCTTGTTATTAGTTCAACTACACTGTTTCCGTTCCAGAGTACGACAGGTCATAAGCACGAAGGTCAAGAAGAAGTTTATATCTTTATTAAAGGTGAAGGCATTATGTACTTAGACGATGTAGCAATGAAGGTTGGTGCAGGTTGCACTGTTCCTATTCACGACGGTGTGCATCATCGTGTTGAAGCAATGGAAGATGGTTGCTACTTTATTTGTGTATTTGATGGTGCAAGAGGTACAAAATGACTGTAGGATTTACATGTTCAGCATTTGATTTGCTACATGCAGGTCACGTGCAGATGCTACGCGATGCTAAAGATCAATGCGATTATCTTATTTGCGGATTACAAGTTGATCCTACACTAGATCGTCCTGAAAAGAATAAGCCAATACAAACTGTTGTTGAGCGTTACACACAACTCAAAGCAGTTAGTTATGTTGATGAAATTATTCCGTATGTTACTGAAGGTGACTTAGAAGATATTCTTAGTATGTACCATATCAATGTACGCATACTAGGAGAGGAATACCGCGATAAAGACTTTACAGGTAAAGATATTTGTCGCAAACGTGATATTGATTTGTATTTTAACAAACGAGATCACAGATTTAGTTCAAGTGATTTAAGGAGAAGAGTCTGTGAATAAATTTATATTTGATGTAGACGGAACACTTACTCCTAGCAGAGGTAAGATAGACCCTGTGTTTAAAGACTTTTTTAACACATTCTGTCGTGCTAATCAAGTGTTCTTAGTTACAGGCAGCGATAAGCCTAAAACAGTAGAACAGATTGGCGAAGATACTTATAACTTGTGCCATACTGTTTACAACTGCAATGGTAACGATGTATGGCAAAGTAACAAACACATCCGCACAAGCGATTTTATACTGCCTAGTCATGCACATGAATTTTTAAGTGAAAAACTTTGCGCTAGTTCGTTCATAACTCGCACAGGCAATCACTTTGAACATCGCCCAGGTATGGTGAACTTTAGTATTGTTGGACGTAATGCTACAGCAGAACAACGTGCAGAATATGTAAAGTACGATACAGAACGAAACGAACGCAATAGTATTGCTAGTCTTTTTAATCAATTGTTTCCAGGTTTTGAGGCTAAAGTAGGCGGCGAAACCGGAATTGATATTAGTGCAAAAGGTGCAGACAAAAGTCAAATTGTAAAAGACTTTAATATGAAAAAAGACACTCTTTGGTTCTTTGGTGACAGGATGGACGAAGAAGGTAACGATTATCCACTTGCACAAGTATCTCATCATTGTAGAGAAGTATCTGGTTGGAAATGCACAATGGAGTATCTACAGATATTTCAAGATGAAGGAATAGCAGCATGAAAATTTTAATAACAGGTCATAGAGGATTTATTGGCTCGGCACTGTTTGATAGATTATCAAAGGCAGAACACGAAGTTACAGGTATTGATATCGAAGCAGGCTGGGACAGAGATAAACTTTATTCGGATCAAAATCTGTTAGATTGCGATTTACCTAAAGACATTGAGTTAGTAATACACTTAGCAGGTAAAAGCGGTGTGCGTGAAAGTCTAAAAGACCCTGCTAGTTATTGGTACAACAACGTAGAAGCAAGCCGTAGACTGTTTGACTTTTACGAAGATAAACGTATACTGTACGCAAGCAGTTCAAGCGCATACGAGCCCGATTTGAATCCATATGCGGCAAGTAAGTATGTATTAGAAGAACTTGCTGAACGTTATCCTAATACACTAGGTATGCGGTTTCATACTGTGTATTCAGATAGTTGTCCTAGAGAAAATATGTTCTTTAACCGTCTACGTAACGGCACATTAGAATACACTACTAAACACTATAGAGACTTTATTCATCTGTTCGATATACTAGATGCAATCGAATTACTGATCAAAAAAGAACATGTCAATGGTATAATTGATATTGGTACGGGGAATCCAGTTAGGATCCAAGACCTAGCACCAGAGTTACCGGTGCGTCTAAATACCCCAGGAGAGCGAGAATGGACTTGTGCTAACACAGAAAAAATGAAGGCACTAGGCTTTAAACCTAAATACACGGTAGAAAAGTTCTTGACAAACAACGACTTAGGCAATATAATAAACTTATTCAATGGAGAAACTAAATGAAAGACATTTTACAAGACGTAGTAGCACATACTCACGCACTAGGCTTCCTGTCACTAGTTAAGGTGAACAACGACGAAGGCACACAAATTGACTCGATGGCAGAAGATCGTTCTGTTATTATGTCAGCATCAACAGCAACACCAGTAGCAGAATTTGTAGGTACATTCGGTATGCCTAACTTAGACAAATTGTCGCTACACTTAAAGAATCCTGAGTACAAAGATAATGCAAAGATTGATGTTGTACAGGCAGAACGCAACGGCGAAATGATCCCAACACACATCCACTTTGAAAATGCAGCAGGTGACTTCCAAAATGATTATCGCTTTATGAACAAAGCAATCATTGAAGAAAAACTTAAGACTGTTAAGTTTAAAGGTGCTTCTTGGAACGTAGAATTCCAACCAAGTATGGCTGCTATTGCACGTATGAAACTAATGGCGGCAGCACATTCGGAAGAGCCTACGTTTAACGTAACAACTAAAGACGGTAACCTAGTGTTTAGCTTTGGTGATGCAAGCACACACGCAGGCGAGTTTGTATTTGAAGCCGGTGTTGAAGGTACATTAGCACACACTTGGAGTTGGCCTGTAGCACAAGTACAAGCAATTCTAAACTTAGATGGTGACGCTACTATGAGCATTTCAGATCAAGGTGCTATGAAGATTAGTATCAATTCAGGTATGGCTACATACGATTATATCTTACCAGCGCAGAGTAAGTAAAGTATGACGCAAGAACAAATACTTTTTGCTATTATTAGTTGGTTATTACTAACAAGTATTGTATACACTTTTACTGGTTGGCAAAAAGTAGCGGACTGCTATAAAATGTGGTTCACACGCGAATACTGGACTGACTACAATATTATCGAAGCAGCTAGTTGGATTGCGAAAGCAATTATTATTATTCCAGGATTAATCTTCGGAATACAAATATGGCAATTCTATTTTATAGCATTGTTTACTAGTATGACACTTATTTGGGCTAGTAATAAAAAATTGTTACCTACACTAGTTGGATTCAATACTCTTTGGATTTGGTTGAGTATGATGGTAATTGCACAGAATATAGGAATTTAAAATGACAGAAGTAATTACAGCAATCTGTATACTAGCGTTAATTATAGGCGGATTTGCTTACATAGCAATTTCAGAGATGAATAAATGAATAAAGATTTAACTGCAACACAAAATGATTACGCAAGGTTTCTTCCAGCACTAAGTGGCTTCTATGCCACTTATGTAGGTAAACAGCGTTATGACGAATATGTAGATAAGTCACGCATTCCTAGCAACTTTGCCAACGGTGTAGAGAGTTTAAACTATCTAAACAAACAAGAAGGTGCTTTCCAGTATCAGTGGACATTGTACTCAGCAGGACACGCTGAACTGGACACTAACAAACACGCTCCTAAAGAAGATATGGTGCGAAACAGAGATAGAGACAACTCTTGGATACTAGCTGGAAGAATCCTAACTGTCCTAAAGCACAAAAGAAAAGAGAACAAGTTCTCCGTTGGATGGATGCTTATATGGACTATGGTATGATCCTTGATATTCCTGCTTGGGTATGTCGTAGCCCTGCTGGTAGAGAAGCAACTGGTATTACTTCATATATGGAAGCAGTAGAAGGCACATACATTAACAATGACTATTGGATTGCCAATAGAACAGGTGCTTGTAAGTTCCTAAACGTACTACAAGGCGAAAACCACGCTGAAGCAGATGACTGGTACGATCGTATGAAGAAGTATTGCGATCCTAAGCAGTACCCAGACAATCACTTTAATGGTTGGGCAATGGGCGGACAGAATATGTGTGATGTTCACTTGGTGCTTAAACGTATCGTAACTATGCACTTTGACGGATTGCTAGAAAAAGGTATCCACGATGTAATGCACTTCTTAGGTACATCAAAACTAGAGTGGGCTTGTTTGCTTACTGATATTCAACGTGCAGTAAGGAAGAATTATAATGAAAACTTCACTATCACTTTTGACTGTGCTAGTCCTTTCCTTGCAACCGCAAACGGACAGGTTTACATACAGAATGAAACAGAGGACCGTTCGAAATGGACATATCGAATGGTGCCATCAGTTGACGATAAGAAATATGCTACAGACAACCGCTTGTTTAGAGACGCTACTCTATCAGATGGGGTATTTAAGAACTTTGAAGACAGTCCAATTACCGCAGAACTCAAAGTATCTGACGTTTGTACATATGCTCCCGGAGACCTAAATAAAATAGGTAAGGAAGGGAAGACCAGCTGGGACTCATTTAGTTACGCTATACAAATGGGTCATAATGTGTGGAGTCACATCAGCAAACAGACAATACGACAATGGAATCATACCAAAGATGCTTGTTCAAGAACAGTTTGACAGGATTCTATTTAGAGATGTTGTGGAAGAAATATTTGCGATTACAGACAGAGACGAAGCCTTACAAAAAGTAGATGAATATTCTAAGTTTTGGATGGCTATTCCAGGTACTAGAGGCGCAGTTGGTAAAAAGACCGTAAATGCTAGTACACACTTTAATGCACTCTTTGACGTAGAAGAACCAGAGCCTGAAGAAGAACACGAAGATGGTTGTTTTACAGAGGAAGAGGAACATAAGTTGGAGGATTTAGAGAATGAGCAATTGGCAGGAAACCAAGGATAAGTTACTAGCTCACTATGAAGAACTAGAACGGAAACATAGAGAACTTGACAACGAGCTAATAAAGCGTTATAATAATCAAACAGTAACAGAAGAAGCTCGTAGAATGAAAACCATGAAACTTTATCTCAAAGATGAAATGCATCGAATTAACTCATACTTGATACAAAAGGGTTTAGAATAATGTTAAAAAAACTAAGTCTTGACACTGTAGAAAATATTATTAAGGACGATCCAGTTCGTCCACATATTAAAGCAGGGTGGCGTGTATCGCCCGGACGTGAAGTGTATGGATTGTACGACGGTGATACTGTTCGAGCTGTTATTTGTGTTGCATATACAGACGAAGTTCCTACTTGCGAAAGAGACTTAGGTTGGGTTGGCACAGATGTTGCAGTATTCTATACTGTATGGAGTTATGATAAAGGTGCTGGCAGAGACATTGTATTTGCTGTGGCAGATCATATCAAAGAGTTTAATCCATATGTAAAACGCTATGTAACACTTAGTCCGCTAACTGAAATGGCAGAAAAGTTTCACCTACGCAACGGTGCTAAGTTTGTTGAGAAGCACATCAATTGTCAAAATTTTGAATACGAGGTATAAATGAAAAGAGACTACGAAACAGGCGAAGCAGATAATGTTCAATTCTTTACAGGTGTAGAAATTGAAAAGACACCTGCATATGGTTTACACACATTGTTTGTAACAGGTATACAACCCGTAGAAACTATCGAAAACCATTTTAAGAACAATGTTTGTCAGCATATCTTTTTTGGTGCTAACCATAGCTTTAATCCTGGTATTAAGTTTCCGCAAGACGCAGGCAATTGGGATCGTTGGGAAGATATGATGATGCCTTTCTTAGACAAAGGTTGTCTTGTTACACTGGATGTTCCAATGGATCATGCAGAAGCATTACTCGAAAGTGGTATGATTGAGCGTGATAACTTTATTCCTCAGATCCGTATTCCGCTTCCTTATATTAAACAGTATAATTATAATACTATGATTAAGATCGATGATAAGGATTTTCGTGCAACTAATCCAGGTGTATGGTGTCATAGTTTGCACGATCTAATGGATAGAAAAAAATTCACCGATTGGAGTGAATATGGACTTGACAAACCTCTAGTATGAAAGTATACTATAAACAATGCAAGAACGCTACCACGATTATATGTTACGTAGAATGAAAGAAGAAGATAACAAAATGACAATAGCACAAGTGCAAGCAGATCGCAGTATTTGGGTAACCTTTCAAAAAGAAGGTGTACATATGTACCCAGGTGCTGACACAGACCCTAAACTAGCAACAGGAGGTTGGGATGATGTTTCGTTCCTTGGTATTCCTCATCGTCACATTTTCCATTTCCGGGTGCGCATCCAAGTGTTCCACAACGATAGAGATATCGAATTCATCCAGTTCAAACGATGGCTCGAGCGACTCTATAGTGGAGATGGCTCGTCCGACTTTAAAGTGCTCGATTTAAATCATCGTTCGTGTGAAATGATTGCAGACGAACTTTATGAGAAGATCTCTAACAAATATCCCGGCCGGTTTGTAGAGATTAGTGTCGCAGAAGACAACGAAAACGGCTGTTCTATCTTTTACCCAAAGTCATAACATAAGAGGATTATTAAAATGGCTTACAATGTTCCTTCAATCAACAAAATCTTTGATGATTTGGATAAGTTCCGCGACTACTGTCGCTTCGAAGGTAAGGTCTTTAATGAAGCAGACCTTTACAAAAAAGATGCTCCGGTATGGCAGGCATACCAAAAGTATCAAAACTATCTTCGTGCAAAAGCACGTAATGCAGGTCGTAATATTAATCAACGGAGAAACTAATGACTATCTACATCGTTGACATTGAAGCAGTCGACACACGTTATACTAAGCAGTGGAAAGACTACTTGCCTAAGCAACTGCGTCATGCGACAAACAGCGATGTAGTTGTAATTAGTGGAGGAGAGACGCCTCAAGCTACTACGCCTGGGGCTTTCCTTAACTTTGGTGGTACTAATGTTTACAAATCAAAACAGCTTGAGCAAATAGGCGAGATGTTTTGCAACGGAGAAATTAAGGATGGAGATTATTTCTTATATACAGATGCGTGGAACCCAACTGTTATCCAGCTTAAATATATGGCTGAACTACTGGGCGTCAACATTAGAATTGGTGGTCTTTGGCATGCTGGTAGCTATGATCCACATGATTTCCTTGGTAGGCTCATAGGCGATACACCTTGGGTGCGTCACGCAGAAAAGAGTATGTATTCTACATACGACGATAACTTTTTTGCTACAGATTTCCACATTGAAATGTTTGTGCGTACATTATTTGGTCCTGATAATCCTTGGGAAGAAGATGATGTTGCAGAAGCACTGGAAGGTGAAAATCCTCGTATTACTCGTGTAGGTTGGCCTATGGAGTATCTAAAGAATAGTTTAGACTCTTACAAAGGTATGGAGAAGCGAGATCTTATCTTATTCCCGCATCGTATTGCCTCTGAGAAACAAGTTGACATCTTTCGTGATCTAGCAGAACAACTTCCAGAGTACGAGTTTGTTGTGTGTCAAGAACGTGAACTTACTAAGAACGAGTATCACAATCTCCTAGGCGAAGCAAAGATGGTGTTTAGTGCTAACTTACAAGAAACATTAGGTATTAGTTGGTACGAAGGCGCACTTGTAAATGCTATTCCTATGGTACCTAATAGACTAAGTTACAGCGAAATGGCACTACCTGAGTTTACATATCCAAGTAAGTGGACTGAAGACTATAGCGAGTATCGAAAGCATCGAGGTGAACTAGTTGCTAAGATTCGCGACTATATGGAAAACTATAACGACTATCTTGTAAGTTTAGATAAGCAACGTACTAAATTAAACAAAGAATTTTTTAGTGGAGCAGCATTATATGACGCAATCAAAGGATGATTTTTATACTATTAACTTAAATGATTTAGATATTAAGTTAGAAGACGTTATGGATGACACTATTACTATTAACCTACACGATACTTACGGTACTACTACAACGTACTGGGCAGGTGATAGTATGACCGATATTACAGTGGCAGACCAAGGCACGTTTACTATTGATACAAATACTGTTGATATCGGCGATTGGCAACTGTCAGGCGACTTTGGTGCTATTAGCATTAACCCGCACGAAGTTGAAAAGATGTGTAAAGAGTATCCGGCACTAGAAAAAGTTTGGCGCAACTTTAAGGCTGTATATGATATGGTACAGCAAGATTACGAAGGTAAGAAAAAGGCAGGAGAAATTGACGATGACATTCCATTTTAAGGTAAAACTATGATTAAGAAACATTATTACTCGTGGCAAGACGTAGAACGTATGTGTACTGAGATTGCATTAGACATGTATAGAGACAACTGGCGTCCTGACTACATTGTAGGTATTACAAGAGGTGGTAACGTACCTGCTACTATTCTTAGTAATATGCTAAACATTCGTTGCGAAGCACTAAAAGTTAGTTTACGTGACGACAACAGTGAGTGTGAAACTAACTGCTGGATGGCAGATGATGCGTTTGGTTATGTTGACGAAACAGAACGTGAACTGTATAAATCTCGTTGGGATTTGAATAAACGTAAAAAGATTCTTATCGTAGATGACATTAATGATACCGGTGCTACATTTAATTGGATTAAACAAGATTGGCAATCATCTTGTATGCCTAATGAAGATACTTGGAATACAATATGGGGCGGTAATGTTCGCTTTGCTACACTGACAGAAAACCTAAGTTCAGACTTTGGCAGTGTAAGTTATTATGCACACGAAATTAATAAAGCTGAAGAAGATGTTTGGCTTGTTTATCCCTGGGAGAATGTTGGTGAGTTTTGATATTTACAACATGTTTCCTGCACCAGTTATTGTAGGACAGTACGAAGATGCTAAAAGTATTCAAGAAAAAGTTATTCCTAAGTTTAAAGAATACGAAGAACAAGTAGAATGCAAAAATTATTGGCACGGCGGATATACTTCATTTGGTACTGACGAGGGAGTATTGTACTGGGACGAGTGTAAAGAATTAATTGACTTTATTGGTAATAGTGTAGCTAGTTTCCACGGTCATTGCGGATTAAAAGGCAACGTAGCGTTACAAAACAGTTGGTTTAGTATTAATCGAAAACATGCATTACACGAAAAACATAATCACTTACCTAGTACATGGAGCGGTGTCTATTATGTACAATGCGATGACGACGATCCAGGGATCACTTTTGTTAATAAACACTTTGATAGTAATTGGCCATATTGTGAAAGAGTCGAACCAAGCGAGCTAAACTCTGCTGTAAATACCCTTCAGCCTAGCACAGGAACATTAATTGTTTTTCCTAGCTATATGGATCATAAAGTAGAACAGCAAACATCAGATAACGAAAGAATTACTATTGCATTTAACTTTGGAGTTATAAATGAGCAAAATTGATACACTTGAGCAAGCACAAGTCGAAGGGCGAGCACCGTGGACGAATATTACACTCGACACTAGAGAATTTGTTGTATACGAAGACATTTATCCTGTAACTCCAGGACATACGTTAATTGTGCCAAAGGTACATACGCAAGAATATATGCTAAAATGTTTTAAGTTTGCTCTTGCTATGGGGGATGATAATGTTGCATCTCCTAACAATGATATTACAGGTTATAATGTAGGAATTAATATGGGACAAAGTGCAGGACAAACTTGCATGTATCCTCATGTACATTTAATCTTCCGTAGAGACGGAGATATGGAAGATCCAGCAGGCGGCGTTCGCGGCGTCATTCCGTCAAAGCAAAAATATGAAAGGAAAGATAATGAGCAACTTGAGATCCAGTTTGCTGAAGGCTGCTAGAGATCACGCCTTAGGGCATGTAGAAAAGCACAGAATGAATGTAGAAGTGTATCTTGCTAATCCGGCAGGTATTGGTGAGCATTCTGACATTGTAGAAGCAATTGAACATGAGCTAATGGAAATGGCAAAATATAATGATCAATTGGAAATGTTAGATGGTTATTTTAAAGAATAAACTTGACAACGAACCTAAATAAGTGTATACTGTATATAATAAATTGCAGTATACACGGCAATCCTCTGCCTTAACATCGGAGATAAAATGAGTAAAAGTGAACAAATAAAAGCAAAACTAGAAGACGCCGGCATCCGTTACTGGGCTGGTGATAACATTTCAGAAGTATTACAAGCGGGTGATAAAGAAGCACTTATCGAAGATGCTACTATAGCATTTGAAGGTGTACTAGACGCATTACTAATTGATCGTCATAATGATCCCAACTCAAAAGGTACAGCAAGACGTCTTGCTAAAATGTACTTTAACGAAATTATGGCAGGACGTTATGACCCTGCACCAGGTGCAACAGCATTTCCAAATGACTCAGATGAACGCTATGACGGTATGCTTGTAGTTCGCTCAGAACTTAAAAGTATGTGTTCGCATCACCATCAGCCAGTAGGCGGTGTAGCATACATTGGTATTATTGCTAGTGACAAGCTAATTGGCTTATCCAAGTACACACGTATTGCACAGTGGTGTGCTAGACGTGGCACACTGCAAGAAGAACTTGCAATGGATATCGCACGTGAGATTAAGAAAGCAACTGGTGCAGAACACTTAGGTGTGTATATTCAAGCAACACACGGTTGCTGTGAGAACCGCGGCATTATGGCACATAGTTCATTGACACAGACAACTGTACTAGAAGGTAGTTTTAAAACTGATGCTGGTACTAAGAAAGAGTTCTTTGACAACATCAAACTACAGCAGGAGTTTGCACCAAGATGAAACTAAGATATTCAGAAGCATTTTATTCAGTGCAAGGCGAAGGCAAGTTTGTAGGAGTACCTAGTGTATTTCTACGTACCTTTGGTTGTAACTTTCGTTGTATGAACTTTGGTGTTGATACTAAAAAAGATCGTTGGGAACAACACAAAGAAGGTCAACGCTACAATGCAGAAGTAAAAGCGTTAATCGATGCCAAGGTACACGAAACAACTGAAAAGTTTGAAGACTTGCCTATCATCCATACAGGTTGCGATACATATGCAAGTATCTATCCTGAGTTTAAAGACTTCAACAAACTTGCAGAAGTAGACGAAGTTGTAGATCATCTAATTAGTTTGCTGCCTGAAGGCAAATGGACTATGTCAAATGGTCAGGACGTTCATCTTATTTTAACAGGAGGAGAGCCGTTATTAGCTTGGCAGCGACTTTATGTAGAGTTGTTTGAACATCCTAAAATGGCTGATTTAAAAAATGTCACAATTGAAACTAATACTACACAATCTTTACAC